CTACCGTCTAAATACCGATATACACCGATGCGAACGGAAATGGCATGGTCATGCTATTTCCCTACGCGCTTTCTTAGCCTTACGTAGCGTGGCGTCGCGATTTTCCCATCGGCGGTAGCGGTACACTAGTTGCTTGCGTTAGCGGTGGATATGGTTTTTAAACTTGGGCCAACACGACCACTAAACCTCAGTACGACGCAAAGTTCAACCCTGATACAGGTTTCTACGGGGTACCTACCCACGGTGGCTCATCTTTATCCAGATCATAGTAGGTGCCTGATAATTCACATGGCGTTCGATTCATTTAAGGCCCATTCCACGCTTCTTCTTCAGTCATTGAGCAAGTCAAACCTGGGCCTACCTCTTACACTTTCATGTCAACCGTCCCTACTTTAGAGGATAAAGGCACAGTTGAATCTCTCATCTTCTACGCGCCTCCAAACCCCACTTTTTAGCGTGAAGAAAAGAAGCTTACCGCTTAATATCAGCGTGTCTCGGCTCTTAATTCGTCCGGTTAGCCCATGAACCTGGCATTTTCTGATGGACAACGAGCCTACTTTCCTTAAATCTCTTCTTAGGAGATGAGGTAGTAGCGTGTCTATTAGATATCCTCTTTAAACAAATCTAGTTTACACCGACTAGTATTCGCCCCTACAGAGGTTGACAACCCCACCTGGTTAGTCGAGAGTAATGATCAGGGTTTGGAAGATGATGTGAACTCCGAAATCTTCGGATCCGTGAATCGCACTCAGCGTTTTCCGGATTGTGCCGTTTACATTGTCATTCGAGGAGCTATTGCCTCGCAAATGGTTGGTAATTTGCAAATCACATTTAATTGTGAGTTCATACCCACAGGTTCTGCAATACCAATAGCACCCCTACAATAGCCTTTACCCACCGGGAAAACACAAGCAGCTCTAGCGGCATTGTCGTCCATAATGCCCTGGTACATGATGTTACCTCGAGATAAGAGCGCTTCCTTAGCCTCCTCCGTTAGATAACTCCCGGTTAGGTCGTATGATGCTTTCTTGTCACTCATTCGCACTTGGTCCACTGGAACTTCACACGTTCATCGCCCAGTTGTCGTTAACATGGATACAGGGCACGCAGCAGTTAACCAAGAAGAGGTCGATGATTTAACCTCCAGCATCATCGTAAGTGGTTCGGGACGACGTTCCACTCAAAAGCCTAGTCACAGGCTTCAAATGGCTTGCAACGCCGCCTTACGGGAAGTTGCTTGACACCTTACGGCGTCTATGTGACATCAGCC